GACTCGAACCTACGACAACCAGCTCATGAGACTGGCGCTCTACCAACTGAGCTAACCGGATTGATGGATAGCTAACCATAATATATACAAATATACACTCCCAAGTCATAGCTCGCATACTGCACCTGCTCTATTCATCGCAATTAGCTCATAGAACATTCCCAGTTTTTAAACCTGCTTACTATGTAAATCACCCGCAAAGCTCATTCGTCTTATATAAGGGAACCTTGGAAGGGTCTGGAAGTCTTTTCTTTAAGGCGCTTTCCTTTCCTTTTTCCACTACCGGGAATCGAACCCGGGCCTCAGCCTTGAAAGGGCCGCATCCTAACCGTTAGACTATAATGGAATTGCACGAAGTGGGGTTCGAACCCACGCAGCTGACGCTACCAGGTCTTAAGTCTGGCTCCTTAGACCACTCGGACATTCGTGCTTAGAGGCTTTTATAGACTTCCTCCAGGTCTGAGCGTCCCACAGTAATACCACCAATATAAATTTTTATATGAATTGAAATATTATATAAATCAACCCCATTTGATTTATATAATTGCCGCTCTCGAAAGGGATCGAACCTTTGACCTCCCGATTAACAGTCGGATGCTCTAACCAACTGAGCTACGAAAGCTTATGCTTCCTGTCGGAATTGAACCGACGACCTTTACATTACAAGTGTAATGCTCTACCACTAAGCTAAGAAAGCATTTTGTGTTATATAACCCCACCACCCTTTATATAACATGAAAAACCCGAATCCACGAAAAATATGATAAAGAAAGATGTGGTCGGTATTCCTCCTCAATGCTGCACATCCCACCACACACATGCAACGCAGAAAAGCCCTTTTTTAATTTTATATAGCTTTTCCCCCACAATATTCTCCTATCCGGATTCGAACCGAAGTTTCGGGATTCAAAGTCCCGAGTGATAACCACTACACTATAGGAGAATATGGTCTCGCTGGGAATCGAACCCAGAACCTTTTCCGTGTAAAGGAAACGTGATAACCGTTACACTACGAAACCAGTAACATAAGTATTTATATGTGCTCCTAGGCGGTCTCGAACCGCCGACCTTTGCTTAGCCTAATAAAAGCATTAATTTCTGCCGTATAAGAACAACGCTCTAACCAACTGAGCTATAGGAGCAAATATGAACATATGATTTTATATACAAATATATACATCTATTTACACAATACTATCTATTATAATCTATTTAAATAGTTTTGAATATATAATATATGATGAAATTAAGAGAACGGTTGCACTGTATAGTAGGAGAAAGTAAAAATCATGTAATAGGAAATAAAGGTGATTTGCCTTGGAAAATAAAAGAAGATTTAAAAAATTTTCGTAAATTAACATTAGATAGTATAGTAATTATGGGAAGAAAAACCTATGACTCATTACCAGTGAAAAAATTAGACCAAAGAATAAATATAGTATTGACTCGTAGTGGTGAAAATAAACAAATAGATGAGGAATTATATTTTTGTAATATTGATGAATGTGTGAAAATATGTGAAAAGCACAAAAAGCGTAAAATATTTGTAATAGGAGGTAGTGAAATTTATAAAAGGTTTATGCATGATTGTAAAAAGATCTATATGACAAAAATTGATAAAGAAATAGAAGGTGATACATATAACCCAATAACAGATGAGTATTTAGAACAAAACTATGATTTAATTGAAGAAAGTGAGGAAAAAGAAAGCAATGGATTAATTTATAAATTCAATAGTTATGAAAAAAAATCTTAAAAATAATATGAAAATAATATAAATGAGTAAATTATCAGAAAATGTGGTATTGTTTAGTCAAGGAGCATATGGTTGTATATTTATGGATGATGTGACTTTATCTAATAAAAATGAAAAGCCAGTTTATATAAAAAAGGTGCAAAAAAGAAAAGAAACATCTGATAATGAAATAATGATAGGTAAAAATATAAAAAAAATAAAAAATTATAGAAATTATTATGCACCCATTGAGGAAAGTTCTCAAATAGAATTATCATCAAATGATTCTAATGAAATAAAAAAATGCGAATTCATAACAAATGAAAAAAAAGAATTCGAAACAAATAAAATAAGATTTGTGGGAGAACATACCCTTGCTAACTATTTAAATTTACTATCAAAATATGAAAAAAATGCATCTACATTTTTTCAAATATTTTTAGATAGTTTTACACATTTATGTGAAGGAATAAATAAATTATCACAAAATAATATTGTGCATATGGATTTAAAAGAAAATAATATTGTTTATGACGAAAAAAAGAGACAACCAATTATTATAGATTTTGGTTTATCAAAAGAAATATTAAAGAGTGATCCAAAAAGCACATTTTTCGTATATGGACCAGATTATAGTCCATGGTGTTTTGATATATGTTTATTAACCTTTTTATGTAATGAAGTAGGAGAAGATTGGGAAAAGAAAGTAATAGAAAGCATACATCTAGAAAAGGTAGTAAATGATTTTTTAAATGAAAATACAGGAGTAAAAGATCTTTTAAATAATGAACAAAAGGAGTTATTAAAAAGAAATTTGTATGAAGAAATGGGAGATTATGTAAATTTTGAAGGAAAGAAGGTTTATGATATGGTATTAAAAAAATATAAAAGTTGGGATAACTATTCTCTAGCAGTAATATTTTTGTATATTTTAAAATTAATGTCAAATGAAATAATAAACAATGACGAAATCATAAAAAAGTTAAAATTCATATTATTAGATATAATGATTAATAATAAAAATCGCAATACTTGTCAAGAAACTTTAAAAAAAATGTATAATGAATTTTCTTCAAAGAATAAGAAATCAATACAAGAATTAGGAAATAAATTTAAAGTAGAATTTACACCTGAAAAATTTAATGCAAGAACAATTTTACTTGCGGAAACAAAAATAAAAGTGGATGAGAATCAAAAAAATTAAAGATATAATTGTAAATAATGAGAAAAACAATCATAATAATGAATATTACACATATGTTGAACAAATTCAAAAGGGTTTTTCGGTTTATTAAGAGATTTTTTATTTGTTTTAATAAACTGTTTTAATACAGAAGAAGATACACCGCTCATATATAAATATCTATTTTGATGAAAATAAATAGGTAATTCAATATTATTTTCTGTAGATGTATTCCAAAAAGTAATAATAGGAAGTTTCTCGTATATTTTGAAATATTCTTGGTATTTATTAAAAAATTTTTCATTTATTTCATTATTATAGAAGCAACTAAAAAATACAATATTTATATTTTTAATAAAATAATTGGATGCCTTTGAATTGTTCAGACCATGAAAAATGAAATCAATAACATTTAAATAATCGGCTTCGGTATTTTGACCACATTGGGTAGAAGAAATAAATGTTTTAATTTTATCTGTAAAATTCATAGTATCTTCAAATTGAATCCATATAGGTTTTGAATCCATTGCAATAATTCTATTTTCAATATTACTATTATGACTTAGCATAATAGCCAGAGCAAGAGAAGAATAAAACGATTCAGAATTTTTAGATTTGGAATATAATGAAATATCAACGACAGGTATAAAAAAATCTTTTTCATAATAAGGAATTAAAATGCTTACTTTTTTCCAAAGATTATTAAGAAGTGGTAGAACATCTGTATTATTATATTTAATAGCCAAAAAAGCTTGTTTTACAAGATATGATAGTGAAATATGATTAATATTTCTAAAATCATGTTTATAAATAAAATCTTCTTTTGATTGAAATGTATCATCAAAATGACCAATAATTTTATCAATACATTTTTGTTTATTTTCGCATTCAGAAGATTCAAATAAATGATTTTCATGAGCAAATGTTTGTAAATTAATATGTTCAGGTTCTATTAAATCATATTTCTTTTGAGTTAAAAAAATTTCAGTGGTTTTCAATTCTTTATTTAAAAAGGCAAATTGTTTTCGATATAATTTTTTAGATTTGTTTAAAGCCTTTTTATGTTGAATTAAAGTGGTAACATTTTCAAAAATATAAGGCTTGGTAATTTTTGCCCAATTTACTGCAAGTTTATCATATAACCAAGAAAACTTGTTTTGTCTTTCTCTTGGTATCCATTTTGCAACATTAGAAATGTATTTTCTAGAAAAACAATTTTCCGAGAACTTGTAAATATGAATATCAGAATATAACTGATTGTTTATAAGTTCAACAGCATAGGAAATAAGAGGATGATTTTCTTTTTCTATTGAGTAATCTTTTACGAATAAACAAAAATGCTTTATATCACGCCAACTTCCGAAATAATGCGATGTAGGAATAATAGGTGATACAAATCTATGTAAAGCAAAAATACTAAGAGAAGGTTCAAAGCTATAAAAGGCAAGAATTAATAAATAACTCATATCATGTTCTCCTTTTCCATATATAACATCTCTAGTTTGTGGAATCATACGAAATAGTGTATCAAGATATTTATTATAAGATACATTTTTCTTATGCTTCTTCAAAAAATCGAGAACTTTAACAGTCTTAGTATAAATAGCATGTGTATGTTGAAAATTGTGACTTCTTTGCAGTAAAAAATATAAAGAAACGATTTCTTCGTTAAGATAGTTATCAGTTTCAAATTGTGTGCAACATTTTAAAATAGGAAAATCATCTTTTATAGATGTCATTTGTTAGTTAGAAAAAAATATTTTAAATAGTTTATAAATATGTATATTTGAGAACCAACGAGAACTTTATTTCGCAGGTCTATTTTTCCTAGTGGTTTTTTTCTTAGTTTTTTTGATAATTTCTTGAAACATGGGAACATCATTGATTTGAACCTTTTTAGTTTTAGTGTTTTTGGAATTAGAAGTAGAGTTTTTTAAAATAGACTTAATCGTAAAGTTATGTTTATTATTTTCATTCAATTTAAATATGAAGTAAAGAGAATTTATATTATGAAAAATAAAAATAGATTTTGGTATTTCTAAAGAGTCAAAAAAGGATACTTTTTTTAAATAATTAAGAGATGAGTCTTGAATATTAAAGTCAGAAATGTTCTCGTGTTCAATTGGAATATGAAAAAAAAGTATATCTTCAAGCTTATATTTAAAGTTATTCTTAGTTTTATTTTTTTGAATAATTTTTAAAAGGTCTTCTTTTGTGATTTGAGAACCATTATCAGAACATTGTAGTTTTAATTTTTCACAATAAATATTTTGAATATTATCATTATTGTCAATGTAAATAAATTTGACATCAATATTTATCATTTTTTCTTTATTGAAATTTGTTTGAAGATTTAATAATTTATTATATTCTTGAAACCAAGATGTATCTAAAGATTCATTATTTTCCATAAATATATATAAAAAAGTTTGAAAATGATTTAAAAAATTAAACTTATTGAATATGTCTCGTCACAGCCAAATATCTAGATGTGCGCCTATTGGTTTAAAAAATTTCTCAAAATTGGATGACGCTGAAAAGCTGACAAAATCAATATACATCTTAAATATTGTAAATGAATTAAAAAAATTTTTTTTTTTATTGAATATCTTATATACGAGACAGCGACTCACATCGTGGGTTTTAATAAATTATTAATTATATCATTTGTAATTATTGATGATATAATTATTTATAAAATATATGTTGTTATAAAGTTAAAAGAAAAATACTATTATAAGTATGTTAATAATAGGTGATGAAATGCATGAAAAAAACAAAGAAGGACTAAAAAAAATGTTGGATAAATTAAACATAGAACATAAATTTGGAGATATTTCTGAAATAGAGGACTATAATTTAATATATCATCCATCTCAAGCAATAGATACATCAAAATATCCAAATAAGAGATTTATTTTTGGGCCTCATTTTTCAACTTTTCCAACTGAAAAATTAAATGGAATAATAAACATGCATAAAAATAGTGTATATATTCAACCAAGTATTTGGTGTAAAGAGGTTTGGGAACCAATTTTAAAACAAATACATTTACCGGTAAAGGTGTTTAGTTTTCCAGTAAATATGGAAAAGTTTAAACCTGATAAAAAAATAGAAGAAAGAGACCGGATATTTATCTATTTCAAGCGAAGACATCCCGATGAGTTGATGAAATTGATCCAATTTTGTAAATATAAAAATATATTACCAATATTAATTGATTATGTAAGAAAGTATAAAGAGGAAGATTATTTGGATTGTTTGAAAAATGCAAAGTTTGGAATTATATTGGATGCACATGAGAGTCAGGGATTTGCAATAGAAGAGGCTTTATCTTGTGATGTTCCATTACTAGTATGGAATGCAAAAACAATGAACCAAGAATATGGTAGTGCCTATGGGACAATTAGTTGCACAAGTGTTCCATATTGGGATGAGCGTTGTGGAGAAATATTTTATGATGTAAATGAATTGGAAATTACATTTAATAAATTTGTATCAAAATTACAGGTATATGAACCAAGAAAATATATAGAAGAAAACTTGAGCGTAGAAAAATGTGCAAAAAAATTAGAAACCTTGATAAAAGATATAAAGTAAAATAAATAGATAGACTAATGTATAATAATTATTTAAATTTTCTAAATCAAGGTGTAGATGATATAAAAAACCTTAATTTTAAATCCAATATAAACTATAGAGGAATTTTGGAACATGTTTCAAAAGAGCATGGAGAAGAGTATTTAAAATTAATAGAAAAGGAGTTTCCGTTAATAGAAATGGAAAATATTTTGGAGTTTATAGAAATAAATGACAAGTATGGTGGAACGAAAAAAGAAAAGTTTTTGTTGAGTGAAATGCCTATATATTGTAGTCCAACATCATTACGATATATTTATCATGCTTTTTTAATATTGTCTTATTTACAAAATACAAAAAGTAAAAATATTGTTGAGGTAGGTTGTGGGTATGGTGGATTGTGTCTTGCAATAAATTATTTTAAAGTATTTTTTAATGTTGAAATAGAGAATTATAACATTATAGATTTTAAAGAGAGTTGTAATTTAATAAAAAAATATCTAGAATTACATAATGGAGTGATAACAACAAAAATGAAATATCATAGCAATGAGAGCTATGGAAAAGAGGTAGAAGAAGAAAAATTATTTTTTATTTCAAATTATTGTTATACGGAAATAGATGTAGAACATAATATAGGATATACAAATTATTTATTACCAAAAGTAGAGCACGGATTTTTGGTCTGGCAAAATGGAGGTAATAAAGGGGCATATCCAGTAGAAAATGCAGGAGAGAAGTTATTAAAAGATATAAAAAAAGTAGAATATGAAAGACCTCAAACGGATGCAGGTTATCATATATATAATAATTATTTTGTGTATTTTTAAGAGTTATGTGAAATATGAAGTGAAAGAAATAAATTAATTTTGTATAGTAGATTGCATATGTCCTGAATTACTTCCTTGTATAAAAAATTCATTTTCGCTCCAATAATGTTTAATGGACGGATTATGTTCAAAATAATTGCACATATAGTAATCAAATGGAACTCCATAATTAGAATTAGAATTCATGTAGTTTAAAAAATGAGAAATTGCTTTGTATCTCCATAAAAAGGAATCTGTGCATCTTGTATGAAATTTTCTAGAAAGTCTAAAAATATCATTAGAATTAGTAATATCTTCCAAATTAGAGTAGGGATACATAACCCTTTTTTCATATCCTGTAGGTGAAGTTAAGTTAGGATTATTATTCCATATTTGTTTATTTTCTTCACCAATATGAATGATGTCCCAATCTTTATTTTTAAAATCATGAATAAAACTAGGAAATAAAGATATATCTTTTCCAATCATAACATCACTTTCAAGAATAAGAAAAATTCCATCTTTATAATTTTTTACAATATTTTCTAACACGGCTTTGTAATTTAAAAATAAAGAAAGTTCTCCTTTTTTCATAGGTGTTGGTCGTAAATTTAATACCAATTGTTTTTTAACATTGTTTGTATAAATATCCTCAGTAATAGTAGTTTTATATGTAGGACTTATGTAGGAAACCATAGAAGCAGGAATATTTTGCGATGAAAATAAAGATTGTAGATGTTTGTTTCTATCAGGTTCAAATATTGGATTATTTACACAATAAATTTTAGATAAGGAAGACCAAGAATTTTCGTTTAATAAATGAACAATATCATTTGCAACAATATCTATATTTCTTTCTAGTTTTGTATTTTTAAAAATAGGAGCATTTGTAATTTGTTTATATAACTCTTGATCAGCGGATATAATTTTCATTTTATTAATTAAGGATGTCATTTCCTCTTCATCATAAAAATTTTCTAAACATAAAAATCGTTCCTTGTTAATATAATCATAAATATATTTTGAACCCCAATACACAGGAATAATTCCTGCTAATAATGGATTTATAATTTTTTCAGTAATATATGTGTCTTCACGACTATTTTCCATAGATATCATAAATTTAAATTGACTAATAAAATTTCTAAATTCTTGAGAGTTATATGCAGGTTTAAAAGTGCCTCCAATATTATTTTTATAGTTACCAGCATAGCAAACATGAAAATTTTGTTCAAGTAATTCTATAAACTTATTTCTAGTTTTTCCTGCAGGATTTGAAATAATAACTAATACATTATGTTTTGGAAAATTTTGAACCGAGCAAATATTTTCAAGGGTATCTACAAATTTGTTTGTATAAATGTATGGTATAAACAAAGGGAGGTTAATAACATTTTTATGATTTTTTTCACCCCATAATACACAATCGTAGTTTTCTTTTTTACATTTTAAAGTAGATTCACCAGAAAATAAAAATGTATGTTTCCATGTTTTAAAATGAATTTTGGAAGATGAGCCAAGTAACATATCAAATTCACATAGGATGTCACTATTTTCCAATGTTCCAATCTCACACGTCTCTTTATAAATTTTTTCAAATAATTCAATAAAAAAATCAACATGTAGTCCAGGGTTTGTTTTATCTATAAAACCTCCAAACCAACCATTAAAATGAATTTTCATGTATAATATAAATGGGCTTACATATTTATAT